CGTTGTACATTACCGCCATGACTGCTATGTTGGCAACACCCCGAGCGAAGGAGAACGAGATGAGCCAGACAGCCCGCAACGCCCGATGGTGGGAGCTGCCCGAGGCGGACCAGCGCAAGGGCCGCCAGGGCGCGCTCGTGTTCGTCCAGGGCACCACGACCGGCATCACCTGCCCGAAGTGCAAGGGCCAGCCGGTCGTCTACAACGGCAACTACTTCTGCGACGGGTACAAGCCGCTGGAGGGTGGCGGCGCCGGCACGTGCGACTGGGCCCTGGCCCACCCAGCACGCAGCAAGCGCGACCGAGCAGTGTGCGACCTGATCGGGATCGACTACAACTGACGGTTTGACACCTCCCCGTCATGGCTGTAAAGTAGTCCGTGACGGGGAGGTACCCCGGCGAGGAGGATCCACATGGCCAAGGACAAGTCCGAGCGCTACGGGCGCGGCACCGTCGACATCCCGGCGACCGTGGAGAGCACCCCGTGCGAGACCCGCTCACAGTCCCACCTCGTACACACCAAGCACGGCACCGTGAAGGTGACCGAGTCGGTGCCGGTCGAGCAGGACAAGCCGTGACCAAGAAGGTCGGCCACGTCGGTCACGACTCGGGCGGTCTCAAGTCGTCCCGCTGGCTCAGCCCGCAGAAGCCGTACACCGGCGACGGCAGGACCCGGCGCACGTTCATCGACGGGGCCATCGAGGTCGTGTTCAAGCCCGGTCCGAAGAAGAAGCCCGAGAAAGGTTGAGAACACAACGGAGCCCCCGGTGAATCACCGGGGGCTCCGTCGCGTCAGTGCCGGGAAGGTCTCCAGCGGCCAGCCTATCTCAGCGGACCGAACCGTTGGCCGGAGCGATGGGCGCCTGGTCCGTCTTCGGTGTGACCTGGGGACGGATCCCGAACAGGGCGAACCCTGCCAGGATGATGGCGCCGAGCGAGGCCACCGACTCGTCCGAGAGGTGCAACCCGTACTCGGCGATCAGGGCGGCGGCGGCCGAGACGGCAGCCACGTACAGCGCCGGTGCGATCGGCCGGGTGGTGAGGGCGATGATGACCGCCGTGATGGCCGTGATGGCCGCCGTGGCCTGGCCGGCGTTGAGCCAGTCCAGGCCTACGCCGCCGGCCCAGGCCAGCAAGGCACCGATGAGACCGATCCAGAGAGCGGGCTCGCGGCCGAGAATGGTCTTCATGCCTGCTCCCCGAGCAACCGGAACACGTCGTCGGCGCGGTCGCCCAGCACCGGCGTGAGCGCGGCCCGGATCTTGGCCGCCGTGGTCTCGGGCGTCTCGCCCACCCGGGCGCCCAGCGCCGCGATCACGGCCGCCGCGTTCTGCTCCGAGCTCGGGGCCACGTCGGCCAGTTCCTGCTTCAGAGCGGCCTCGACCCGGGCCAGCACGACCTCGATACGGCCGAGCGCCGGCGCCACGCGGCCGGCCGCGTCCTGGCCGATGAGCATGACCTGGGTGTCGGACAGGAACTCCCGCGTCCCCCTGACCTTGCTGACCAACTTGTCACCGTCGTCGTCGGTGAATGCCACGTCTTCCTCCTTCTTGGGGAGCAACGAGGCGAGCCCGAGTGAGCCGGCCCAGTTGTCCGCCGTCTGTGTCCGGCCGCCCGAGAAGTGGGCGTGCTCGTCGTGGGCGTTGGCGCCGGTGTAGGCATGGGTGACCCAGCCGTCCGACTTCGACCAGATCCGGCGCCGATAGATGATGTAGTGGAACGGCACGTAATGCCCGGCACGAGCCCGGGTGACCAGGTGCTGGACGACGTCCTCCATGGACACGCCGGGCGTCCGGAGGTCCTTGTCGACGTCGATCGCGCGGACCTCGTCGAGCGCATCCCCGTCCTTGTACTCGGCATTGCCGGTCCGGTCGGGGTTGTGCCCGCTCCGGCCGCCCTGGTGGGCCAGATCGCCCACACTGCCGTCGCTCTTACGGTCCCGGTCGGGGAAGACCCGGTTGAACTCCGAGCGCACGTTGGCCAGGCCTTCGGTCAGAACCCAGGCCATCAGATCTCCTCAGGCTCGACAGGTGTCAGGCCCTCGAACTCTCGCTCGTCCCACGGGTCTGGCAGCACCTCGCCGATGTGCTGTTCCGGGTTCTCGTCCGGTGCCGCCTCGTGCGGATCCGTCATCGTCACCCACCTCCCCTGTCTGTTACTTCACAGTAGCAGCTTCAGCCCCGCTTCGAGCGCCGAGTCCTGGCCGCCTTGCGGGCCATGCGGCTCCGCTGGGCGTGCGTCTTGCCAGCGTTCGCCACCTTCGCGGCCTTGGTCTTGCTCATGCCCTTGCGCCGCAGCGCCCGGTAGACGTTGTGTCGGCCCGGGGTCACGTACCCCTTCCGGCCTCCGGCCGAACTGACCATTGCCACCACCTCCACTGCCTATGATCCCCCGGACAGAGGCCTCGGAAAACGGGAAGGCCCGAGCCATCAGGCTCGGGCCTTCTTGACGGTGCAGTGTCAGCGACGCCGGTCGTTGCCGTGCTTGCCGCCATCGTGCCGGTGATCCTTCTCGTTGGCCCCGACCTTGTTGCCCTTCTCCGGCTGGTTCTCGTCCTTGTCGCCGCCGGCGTCGCCCTGGCTCCTGCTCGTGTCCTTCGCCATGCCCACTACCTTACCGCCATGACGGGGAGGTATCAAGCGGGCTTCTGGGTCGCCAGCGTCAGACCGCGCGCTTCCAGCTCATCGGTCATCGCCTTGGCCCGGACATAGATCGGGCCGTCGTACCTGGCCGTGGAACGGATGACCTCCTGGAGGGCCTTCTGCCCGTCCTGGTAGTTCACCTCGACCAGCGCGTCCATGCCGATCATCCGGGCAAACCAGTCGGCCGCCGTGCCCACTCCGGTGCCACCGGCGCCGCGCGGCCCGGTGTATTTCTCCCCGACGGCCGCGATCATCGCGCGGTCGATGCTGGGGAACCACTCGCCGGTGCTGGTGGGCTGATCGGTCTCAGCCGTCAGCTCGTACGCGTAGAGCGTCTTGCCGGCGTGCTTGTCGAACGGGTGGCCGTCCCAGGCCCAGAACGTCCAGTCACCGATCCGGGCCACCATCGTGTGCGTCATCGGGCTTCGTCCTCCTTCGGTTTGGCCGGCTCTGGGAACTCGGTCAGCCCGAGCTCGCGCGCCACGTCGTTGACCATGCGCCGGATATCGACCGGGTGGAACTGGGTCCAGCACTCTTCTCCCCGGTTCTCGCCCCGGTGGCCCAGACCATTGTGATTCTCCCGAGCGATCTCGATCCAGCCGTCCAGCATGTCGAGCATCCGGGACAGCGCCACCTGGGCACCATCCCGGATGGTTGCGCCGGCCACTCGGACCGTGCCGACCGGCACGTCGTGAGGCTGAGTCATCAGGGTCGGCACGGGAGCCGGTCCATACCGGTCGTACGGCCACCCGGTCTTATTGCCGTCCGATTTATTAGTGGTAACCGTCTTACTACCGTCCATGTGATGGACCGTGAACGGTTGTGCCGGCTCCGTAGCCGGCCGCTCGGGCATCCGATCCAGGATCTGCCCCAGCCGGGCCATCAGGCCCTCGTACTGCCCGGCGTTCACAGGGTGACCTCGATCGGGGCAGGGGCACCGTACTTGATCACGTAGCGCTCCGGCTCGAACGTCCGGCGCTGGCGTGCGGCTTGGTGCGGGTCATCCCCGAAGCACCATCGTCCGTTGGCCAGTTCCCAGACTAAGTCGCCGGACTCGTCCAGGCCCAGAAACCTTGGGTACACCGTGGCCTTGGCCAGTCGAACTACGGCCTCGACGGGCTCACGCTCACCTCGACCAATTGCCGCAGCCAGTTCGGCCATCGTCATCTCATCAGTCATGCCGATACTTTACCGCTACTACTGCAAGGTGTCAACACCATGGTTGTAGGTGCTCTCGCACCCGGAAACCCCCGGTGATCCGGGTCACATTTCAACGGCGGCCGAGCGGGGAGAGGCCGGTCGTCGGCAGTGAGCCGACGGGCTCGGCGAACTGGCCGGCGCCCTGCCCGGCCCGGTCGGCCCACATCGCCATGGCGATGGCGTCGCCCCGGTCCGGCGAACGGCCCAGCCGCTCCATCACCTTGTCCTTGGGCTCCACCTGGATCTTGGGCGGCACGCCGGTGGTGATCGTCCAGGTCGGCGTGGTCAGGTCGGAGACCAGCAGGTCGTCCGGGGGGAGCATCAGCGTCGGCTCGTAGGCCGGGTCGAGGAGTTCCCGGAGGTGGTAGTACGCCGCGCTCCGGACGTTGGTGAAGCCGTACTTGCGCGACCGGTCGCGGACCGGCGTCTTGCCTGAACCGACGTAGGCCACCGCCTTCAGGCCGACCTCACGGCCCCGGTCGTAGACGCCGGCACCGACCCCGATCACGTCGATGATCGGCCGCTCCTCCAGGCCCTGGAGCATCGAGACCGTGCTCATGGTGTCCCGGCGCCGGTGGCCCTGGAGCCAGAGCGCGCCACCGTCGCGGTGCGCCAGCACCGACTCGTCGCCTCCCCGGCCGACGTCCACGCCGACCCAGTACGGACCGCCTTGGTCCGGTCGGCCGGCACGGTCCCATACGTGCCAGCGTTCAACCGCCGCCTCCAGCCAGGCCAGGGGGATGACGCTGTCCTCATCGCTGGCGTGGAAGTTGCCGAGCACGCGGTTGTGGTAGACCGCCGAGTCCTCGCCCCACTGCAGGCGGCGTTGTTCCGCCCAGGTCCGCGAGATGCGGCCCGAGACGATGGCCTCCTCCAAGGTGACCGATCGGGTCCACCAGTCCTCGTAGCCGGGCGCGCGCCGGTGGATGTCGTAGAACCTTCCAGATGGGGCTCCTGGAGTACTCATGGCGAACGCGTAGGCGTTGTCGGCGGTGTCCGGACCAGCGTTCGAGAAGGCGCCCTCAATCGAGTCCCAGGTGGCCGGTGGGACAATCTTTGCTTCGTCCAGCAAGTACAGGAGCTCCTCGGCGTGCGCGCCTTCGATGCGCTCCGGCTGGTTCGAGGCCACCGCCGTGGCCGCGCCGTAGGTCAACTTCAGCCTGAGGTCCAAAAGTTCAGTCCTCGGGCTGAAGGGCGCCCGGCCCAGGGTCTCGAAGTCGATCCGGCCGGCCCACTTGTGGATCTCGGGCCACAGGTAGACCTCCAGGTGACGCCAGGCGGACGCCGTCGTGATGATCTTCCAGTCTCGGCCCATCATGTCCCGGGTGGTCGCGAACCAGTTGACCAGCACCGATCCCATGAACGAGTTGTGGGTGGGGATCATCGAGCGGCCGGTCAGGTAGAGGTGGCTCGGGGAGTCCACCTCGATGCACTGGGTCGGCTGGTCGGTCACGCGCCGGATGTCCACGATCTTGTGCTGGGTGTGCCGGCTGGCCTGAGCGCCGCGTGGAGTCCAGTCGTACCGGGGGAGGTGGTAGGGGTTGAAGTCGAACCGCGCCGCGATGCGCCAGGCGGCCCCATAGGACACCTCCCCGATCTTGGCCTCCTTGGTCCGCACCCGGACGACCAGGCCCAGAGTGCGCAGCAACTCGGCCGTGTCGTTAGCCAGCCGCTCATTGCTGAACATGACCTCGTCCGAGCCACCGGCCTGCCGGTAGCCGTCCGAGTCCCAGAGACCCCGGACCAGCTCCCGGCGCTGCTCGATCGACGCCCGGAGGTAGGCCATTGGGATGTGCTTGTCACCCAGTACGCCAAGGGTGCGAAGAACACCCTTGAAACCAGGAACCCGGTAGGTCCGGCTACCCGGCCGATCATCGGCAGAGGGTACGAAATGTCCCTCGGGCAAACGGGGGACGATGTGCTCCGAGTCCTCTCGGTTCAGGGTGAACAGCCCGTCATTGACCGTGCCATCTCCCAGCCACATACCCAGCACGTACGGGTCGATCGGGAGCCCGAGCTGGATCGGTAGTTCGAGCGGTCGGGCCACCGGCACAGACCACCTGAGCTGGCCGCCCGGTGACCGGAGTCGATCGGCCATGTAGGTCGTGGTCCGGGTCCGGGTGTGAGCCCAATGGTCGCGCCAGTCAGTCACGCCCTTGGGCCGGTCGTAGACGTCGATGACGTTCCACTCGTGCTCGCCGTGCACGGTCTCGATCTCACCGTTGGCGAACTCGACCTCGTACGTCTCACCGACCCAGACCGGGCTCTTGCCGGTTACCCGGCAGGCCTTGCCGTTCTCGTCGAAGATCTCATCGCCTACGGCAACGTCTGCTATCGTGGTCCACCCCACGGGAGTCGCTATCATAGTACAAAGTCTAGCAGCTTTCCCCAGACCGTGCGGACCCTTGACCGCCACCCGGCGCTGGACGGGGAG